GCCCGCAAGCGGGCGGCGATCAAGGCGAGCCGCGCGATCCACGAGCACAAGGGGACGGTCGGGGCGATGCGCCGCGCGGTCGACGCGCTGGGTTACGACATCGACATCACCGAATGGTTCCAACGGACCCCGCCCGCCGATCCGTACACCTTCGGCGCGCTGATCGTCGTCGATCAGGAGCCGCTGGCGAACGAGGCCGCCTTCGCCCAGATCATCAACGTGGCGAACGCGGCCAAGAACCTGCGCAGCCACATGACCGGCGTCGACATCAAGGCCCTGACGGCCTGCACCTATTTCGCCGCCGCCTGCCTTTCGGTGGGCGAAGTCATCACCATCGCAGCCGAGGCCCCATGAGCACCTTTCGCATGAAGCTGACCGCCGCCGGGGCGTCCAAGATCGCCGCTTACATGGCGGGCGGCGATCCCGTCGATCTGGCAGAGGTGGCGGTGGGCGACGGAAACGGCGCGCCGATCCCGCTGCCGACCGGCGCCGAAACCGCGCTGGTGCATGAGGTGTGGCGGGATTCTCTGCTTTCGCTGGAGATCAGCGACAGCGATGACAGCGTGATCCTGGTGGAAGCGGTGATCCTGTCCGACGCGGGCGGCTTCACCATCCGCGAGATCGGCGTGTTCGATGTCGACGGCGATCTTTTCGCTTACGGGAACTTCCCGGCGACCTACAAATCCGTGGCGGCCGAAGGCGCGACGCGCGAGGTGGTGATCCGCGCCTCGATCCGCGTCGCCAGCACCGATGCGGTCACCATCGTGGTCGATCCCTCTTTCGAATTCGCCACGCGCGAATGGTCCGATGGCCGTTTCCTGCGCAAGAGCTTCAACCTGTCCGACGTGGCCGATCCTGCGGCGGCGCGGTCGAACATCGGCGCGGCTCCGCTCGCCTCCCCGGTGTTCACCGGCAACCCGAAAGCCCCAACCGCCGCGCCCGGCACGAACACCACCGATCTCGCCACCACCGCGTTCGTGCGCGCCGCGATCACCGCGCTGGTGAACAGCTCGCCCGCCGCGCTCGACACGCTGAAGGAGCTGGCCGACGCGCTGGGCAACGACGCGAACTTCGCCGCGACGGTCACCACGACGCTCGCCGGCAAGGAACCGACGATCGCCGCCAGCATCCCCGCCAAATACTGGCGCGGCGACAAGACCTGGCAGGATCTGGAACCGGCCGTGCGCGCGGCCGTGCTCACCGGCCTCGCGTTCACGAATTCGCCCGTGACGGCGGCGGACAGCGTGCTTGTCGCGTTCGGCAAGCTGCAGGCGCAGGTGGATGCCGCGATCCCGATCGGCGGGATCGCCTCGTTCGCCGGCGGCGTGCCCTCCGCCAACTGGGTGAAATGCGACGGATCGTCGTATCTCCAGTCCGCCAAGCCCGCCCTGTTCGCCAAGCTGGGCCTGCTGCCCCGGCCGATCTGGACCGACCGCACCCCGATCGGATATTCGGCCATGTCCGGGTTGCACGCCGCGAACGGCAATTTCGCCGCCTTCGCGGTCGGGGCCAGCACCACCGCGAAATATTCGACCGACAGCGGCGCATCCTGGTCGACCCTCACCGCGCCATCCAGCACCGTCTGGCGCGACATCTGCTGGACCGGCAGCAAATATGTCATCACCAACGGAGGGACCGGCAACCGGATCGCCAATGCGACGACGCTGGGCGGCACCTTCACCGATCGCACGTCGGCTTTCATCGGGACCGAAGGCGCGCCACCGTCCGACATCGCCTTTGCCGCGAAGATCGCCGGCATCGCGTCGAACGGCGCGGGAACAGTCGTGGTGTCGGGGTATGGCGGATACGCACGCGCGGCGGTGCAGGTTTCCACCGATCACGGCGACACCTGGACGCTGGCCACCCTCCCCGGCCTGGGCGCGGACCTGAATCCTGCCGCGCTCATCCACGCCGACGGGCTGTTCGTCTTCGCCATCACCAACGGCGTCACCAGCGACATCTACACCTCCGCGAACGGGACGGCCTGGACCCACGCTGCTCCCGATCTTCCCGGCGTCGTCGCCAAGCTGGCCCGCTTCGGCGGGGCTTTTTACGCACTGGGCCCGCTCGGTTCGGTGTTCGGCGTCGTCGCCAAGTCCACGGACGGCGCGTCCTGGGCGGGTCTGCGCCCCGCGCCCACGCCGCGCGGCTTCGACGACACGGTGCTGCTTGCCTCGCTGGCGGGCGCGAACCGGACGGCGGCCGTCCCCGGCGGCCTGATGACGCTTTGCGGCCCGAAAGCGGGCGAAACCGCCTGTCTGCACGACGATATCCGCGGGGCGATGCACATGCCCCTGCCCTTCGATCCCGGCCCCACCGATATCGGGATGATCGCCTGGAGCGGCAGCCTGCTGATGATCGCGACGGACGGCTATTGCGTCACCGCGCCGCTTTACGATTACACCAGCGGGTCCGAATTCATCGTACCCGACATCCGACCACTGGGGGGCATCAACCCGGCGCCCTACTACATTCGGGCGTCCTGACATGACCGACACGCTACTGATATTTACGGATGCGGAACGGGCAATTCTTTGGCCGGAGCCACATGCGACATCGGCGGTTGCCGCCAAGTTGGACCCGCCCCCTGTCGCGCGGCGCGCCGCGAAGGAATGACAGTGCCGAAAAAGCGATCGGCCAACTTTGTTGACGCTGCCTTTTTTCCCGCATAGTCGAAAACGGACTGCTGGAGGGTAGATTCGTGGGCGATAAAGACAAACCTGTGGTTTCTAGTAATCAAGTAATCCGACAAGGTCCGGGTTCAAAAATTGATTACATCAACAGCCCCAAAGACTGCAACACACTCTATGTTGATGGCATTAACGGCATCGCAATGTCATCCCAAACCACGCGAATTAATTTTATAGAGCAAATTCCATCAAGTGACGGCATTCAAGGTCGTCACGTTATAAATATGATCATTCCCAACGATGAGATGATCAAGATAATAAAAGTTCTCAACGCATCTTTAGAGGCCTTAGAAGCGGCAAAAAACGGCGCAGACGAAGAGCGATGAGGTTAAAATGGCTGAGCCATCCAAAATTGTCCCAATTGATGCTGCCAGGACTGCACCCAGTAGAACTCGTGTCGTCTCAGCAAAAACTACCTCTGGTGATGTAAAGCGCATAGAAGCCCAAACCACTGGTAGTGGCGGTGATGGATTTGGCGAGTGGAGGCAAACCGTAGAGTCTAGACTAGCTGAACTTCGTACGGATGTACGTAATTTATTGGTCGGCGGTGGCGTGGTAGTGCTGGGATTAGTGGCCGCAGGTTGGGGAATATACACTATAGCCATGGGCCAGATGAGGGAAGTTGCTGTCGCCCAAAAAGAAATTTCGGGCAAGATCGAGACATTAGAGGCAAAACTATCAGGCAGAATCGACCTTATGGAAGAGCGCCTTAGCGCTAAGGCATCTGCTAATGTTAGCAACAAGCAAAACTCGCAGAATTAAATAAATCAGCGTTTAATTACTAATCGCCGCTTTGACCCTCACTATTTGAGTGGTGCGAGCCGTAACCGCCCCGGCAACGGGGGCGGCCCCTCGCAATGACGCCGCCGATCCGCTTTGCACATCGGCATGGCAGACGAACCGGACATCGTTGGCGACGTCGCGCAGATCCTGCGCAAGGGCCGCGTGCTGACAGTCGACCGGGCTGCCGCGACCTGCACCGTCGCCATCGGCGATCCCGACAGCCAGGGCGGCGAGACTGAGACCGACGAAATCCCCTGGCTCTGCACCCGCGCCGGGGAAACCATCGTCTGGTCACCGCCCAGCGAGGGCGAACAGGTGCTGCTCGGCTGCCCCGATGGCGACATCGCCCAGGGCGTGGCGATCCCCGGCCTGTTCTCGACCGATTTCCCCGCGCCGGGCGCCGGCACCCGCGAATTCATCCGCTTCGGCGATGGCGCGGAGCTGGGCTATGATCCCGAAACCGGCGAAGCCGACGTGACCCTGCCATCGGGCGGGCGACTGACCATCGTCGCGGACGGCGGCGTGACCATCCAGGGTGACGTCGACATCACCGGGACCGTGACGGTCAGCGACGACGTGATCGCCAGCGGGATCAGCCTGACCGGCCACACCCATTCCGGCGTCCAGTCGGGCGGGTCCAGCACCGGCGGGCCGCAGTGATGCGCGGCATGGACGAAGCCACCGGCAAGCCGCTGGAAGGCAACGCGCATCTCGCGCAGTCGATCGGCGATATCCTCACCACCCCGCTCGGCAGCCGGGTCATGCGGCGCGATTACGGATCGATGCTGTTCGACCTGATCGACCAGCCCCTGAACGCCGGCACCCGCCTGCTGATCTACGCCTCCACCGCGCTGGCCCTGCGCCGGTGGGAGCCGCGCATCCA